AAAAAAAATCCCGCCGAAGCGGGTAGGAGGGAGATGACACACAGTAAAATGGGAAATGCGTAATTGGCTGTGCCCTGTGCTTCCTACTCGCGCGCCCGTAGGCAGGGCAAGAGCCAGTTAAACACTTTCAATGGGCATATCTCTCCCATTCCGGTGTCAAGTATGCCTAAAAAATAATCATGTGTCAAGTGATGCCTCTTTTTTGAGCAATCGTTAATATATTATCCATCGCCATGCTTAACTGATTCTCGTAATCGGGCGGCTTTCTGCATTCAAGGAATCGCGCGTTGATTGCCGTGACCTGAACCTTTGGCAGTCCGGTAATGATTGAATCTATGGCAATAACATTACGAAAGTCAGAAGCTGCGAGCATTATTTCAAACGCATCCGATGTGGATTCACCGCCTGATTGCAGAAATGCCGATCTTGTCGGATAGCCTAATTTACAGCTTGGCCTTCGCATCCAGCATTGCCAGTCTGCGAGTATCTCCATCAGGCGCTCCATTGTCACTTAGGCTTGCTCCCGTATATCCTGATTGCAAATGATTCCAGCATAAGCCGTTCCATGTGAGTAAACTTTTCTCGTTGCGCTGGCGTAAAAATGTAAATGTCCTGTTCTCTGTAAGCTCGGCGCTCTTTCTCGAACAATTCTTCCTCGGACAGAGGTGATACGCCCATGAATTTTTCGAGAGAGGATTTCATTAGCCGATAGCAGATTCGATCATCATAGCAGCCGCGCATCCCATATTGCTATATGCGGGACTTCGGTGCGATTGGTATTTATTCCAGTCTGGGTGTCTTGAGCTGTATTCATCGACATTAAACCGTTGTCCTGTATCTGGGATGAATTTAGTATAACCCATCATATTTAAAAGTGGGGATGGTAACTCTAAAATTTCAGTTTGCTTCTCAGCTTTCTTCTTAACTTCAGCTTTCATCTCGAATCTAACCTTATGCGCGGTCAGCTCGATTTCATCCTCGGTCGTATCTCGGTGGAAGTAGTACATTCTGCCGCCTTTATATCCAGTAGAGAGCTTTCGTTGTATCACTCGACCTTGAGCGTTCAGATCACATAGCATTTTTGCTACTGTTGCCGGTCTTAGCCCAACTAGATGATATACGTCTTTGACGTATGCGCCGTCCCTGGTGATTAGATTTTCAAGCTTTTGCAGCTTGTCGTCGCGCTCAAGTTTACGCTTCAGGTTTGCAGGGTGCATCTTTTTTTCAGCCATTTTGTATCTCCTTGAGTTTGTTTTTGTAGTAAATCTTAAGCTCTTTTAGGTCGTCTATAGTGTATTTTTTAGGCTCGTGCTTTCCTTCGAGCCATTCCACATTTTCAGCGCCGATTTTAAGGATAAGTCGCTTTCGGTATTCCAGCAAGTTGCCGGACTTGTAGTTGTTGCATGGACTGCATTGTTTGTGTACGTTGGATTCCTCAAACCTAAGCTCTGGAGCAGAGCCAATGCTTCGGAAGTGCCCAGCATGGTATTGCCCATTATGATAATTCCCGCAGGATATGCAAGGTTCGGCGGAATCTCTAGCTCTGATATATCTATTAAATTCAATTTGAGCCTCCTTTAGCCATTGCTGGCGCGTCTTTAATTTCTGTTTGGCCTCGCGTATCACCTTACGCTCTTTCGTGCGCTCTAAGACCTCGCGTTTCGTTTTGGCGGCATGTGCGTATAGGCAAGCGCATTCATAATTGCCGCATAACACTTGCAATGATGTGCGCGGTAAGAATGCTTCACGGCATACGCGGCATTTTTTTAGTTTCGGCATCAGGCGAATAGCCTTTCTTGCGCCATCGCCTGCTTCACTCGCTTAACCCCTGCCTCAAAATAATCGTTGTCCAATTCGCATCCAACATACTCAAAGCCTAGATTGTGGCAAGCAATAGCAGATGAAAATGAACCGCCGTGTGTGTCTAGTATTTTATCGCCCTGCTTTGCGTAGTTTGTTAATAGCCATTCATATAAAGCTAGTGGCTTTTGTGTAGGATGAATTTTTATTGATGCCTTTGTGCTGCCTTCTAAATTACCGTAATAATTAAAATCAAATTTTCTGGCTACTTTGTTAAATGAAGCCCATGCAAGCTCACCATCTGAGAAGTTGGGAACTGGATTGTTTTTACTCCAAAAAATGAAACCTTTGCATCCATAACGCCATAAGTAAGGAAAATAATTACCACCCCACACAATTTGATTTTTACTTACACGATTCAATTCGTTGAAATATTCATCAGTTGGAATTGAATCATCCCATTCCTCATTTTTATATTTATCAGCTTTAATTGTTTTACCTGTGCTTGTTCTATTTGTTCTGTTAAACTCGCCAAAGTTAATCCCATAAGGCGGGTCGACAATAGCTAAGTCAAAAGCATTGTCAGGCAGCGACTGCATATATTCCATGCAGTCAATATTATGCAGCTCTAAATTGCCAAGTTTTATCACATAGCCTCCAGTATAAATCCGCACTCTGCCGCGAATCTTTCGCATTTCGCGAAATACTCTGAAAATTCCGCCGTGTTGAGTTTGGTTGTTGATTTAATAAACTGCTCACCGTTTTTCTCGTAGCGCAGAAACTTGTAACCCATCAACTGGTGCATTTCGTCTTTGTCATAGCCGATATGTTCTCCGACACCAGTAACCAGCGTCCAATATAAAGCGTTAGCATCTAACGACCGTTGCGACTTCTTCTCTGTAACCTTTGCCGTGTATAGCTGACCTTTTGGCAACGCTTGTATCAGCAGGCAGAAGGCCTCTCGGTTCTGGTCTCCTATGGTGAAATTGCTAATCTGCATCAGCCAATCCCTTTAGCTCGTTTATATCATTGGAAAACTTCACCAGCGTTTCCCCTCGCCATAGCGCGTATTTGTAGCCAATGCCGCCGTATTTGCAGATTGTCCACTCACCGGATTTGATGTGATAGGCATCAATCTGTTTCCACTCTCTCGATTTCATCGGCCCATTGTCGCGCAATATGTCCAGCTCCTGCAATCTCTCGTCCATGCTCTGACCATCCTGCAAATCCGCCGTAGTAGTCCATCATTACGGATATGGTTTCCATTTCGTCTGCGAGTTTACGCAGGCGGGCGGCTATCTGTAAGGGCGTTTGGTGGAGGGTGTCCATTATTCTACGTTCAGCGCCTCTTTAGCGTATCGAAGTGAGATGTCAGGATATGCAGATGGATTGGCGATAATACGTCTGGCCCATGCCTTGTAATCCGTTTTCGGCTGCGTCAGGTTTTCGACCGTCTGTATCAACTCCTTTGCATGCTGCCTATTACTCTCTTTCGCAAGCGGTGAAGGTAGTTTCGCATGTATTGCGACTTTCGGCTTGCATAAATCCGCTATGTCTTTCGGCGTTGGCGGTTTAGAGCTTTCCTTGAGCCAAACATCAACCGCATTAGAAACAACATCAAAATCATATCCGCGCAATCTTTCGTACCAGATAACAATTGCCTCTTTCGATAGCGGCGGATGATTTGTAAGCTCCATTGCCACGTTAATCATAAGCCAGAATTGTTTTTTATCCGAGTCTTGCATTTTCGTTTCCTTTCGGTGTCATCCAATCTTCAAACTGGTCATCAGTCATTACTGAACCCCTGTTCTTGAATTTGCTTTTAGAAACCTCTTGCCGCCTTACCCAATTGCGCCAAGTTGCAAGCCAGTTGTTTTTAACGCCCTTCGCACCAGCAACACCTATCCAGTAATCATGGAATTGTAAAGCTGTAAAATTAGCGTCAAGGTCTGGACGTTCCTTTTTGCAGTAGTCGATATATTCTTGAGGAGCTACCCAATCATTGGGAAGGCGCGAACCGCGCCCAATGTTTTTAATATGGTTATTGGTTACTGGTTCTTGGTTACTGGTTTGTTGAACATCTGTTGAACATGTGTTTAACGTATGTTGAGCATCTATTAGTTTTTTCCTTCTTGCCTCTGCACTAGCTATACCAGCTCTGGCTTTAGCACTAGTGTTGGCGCGGTATTTGGCTATTTCATCTTCGCATCTATCATGATAATAACCGCTATCCGTAAGCTCAAAAAACTCGTTAAGAATATCTCTTAATGCTGTTTTTTCTTCCTCGCTTACAACTAATAAGCGCCTTGATAGCTTTTCAAAGTCAGAAGTTAGTGCAGATTCGGTGTCATAATAGAGTTCTATTGCGTCTCTGTATACGCTCCGTTCAACACGTGTTAAATGCCTCGTTGAATTATTGAAGTCTTTTATATGGTGTGGGTAGAAGTTCAAGATTGAACCCCTTGAGTGAGCGCACCAATCAAGGTCAGAATTCCCACGAGAGATGGCAAGCCGCCTGATAGGGTCTCGAAAGGTGCGCTCACTGAAATGGTCATTTTACTATTCTCTCGTTATTGGCTTCTGACAGCCGATACTTAATCATAGCTATACTAGTAATAAAGTCAAAATCAATTTAAAACTTAATCCCATAGAATTAAGTTAAAGCCAAATCCCACCATTATCAACATCCCATACCAAAACTCTTTATCGGATATTGTGTAACCGGCATTGGTTAATAATAAGGCCATAAGCCCGCCAAATATCCCACCAATAATAGCTTGCATATTAGCCTCTGGAATTGTCCGTGTTCTCATGCTCATCGTACTTGTCATCGGCAATCATTAGGATGACACCGAGCAAGCACATAATAATTACTGCAAGCGCAAATCCGCCCATTACCAAAGCGATCATTTCAATGAATGGCATGTCAATCCCCTTTCGGTAAGGTGTAGTCCTTGAATATCTCAGGATAACGGACAAGCCATACGGATGGAATCACGTTGCGGATTTTCCAGCGATGGATTCTGCGCGTTCCCTTCGGATTTTCAAGGCCCAGGAGTTCGGCTAGTCTTGCACAGCCGCCGTAATGTTCAATTAGTTTTCTTGCGTTCATGTGGTAAAGTATATATTAGACAGTTTGTCACTTATATTTGATTTTATCTATAAGTACATAGATGTTGATAGATAAATACAATTAGATATTTTATCTTGATTCGGTATGATGAACACATCAACAACGCAATTATAAAGGAGAGCGAGATGACAAACTTCCAAATTAAAAGCCATGCATTCCAAAACGGCCTTGATAGCGTATATGACCAGTGGGATTCTTCAAAAATAGCACAGTTCACGATGGGCCTTCAGCAAGAGCATGGTGAATTTGCTGTCAACGCATTTAAAGACGGCGTGAAAACTGCCGAAGAACAATGTGAAATGGAATAAATTATGGAGATGATAACAATTGATCTAGACGGCGTAAAACTTGACGTGGTGTATAGCTGCACCAAGACCAAAGACGGATACGGCACAGGTGATAGCCCTACTTTCTACGAGATAGACATTCAGCAAGCGACACCTACTGATTCAGCGACTGATATCTGGCCGCTGATTGAGGATAAATATTCTAGCGCGGTATGGAATGCGATTATTCAGGAGGAAGAATCATGATTAACTGGAAGCCGCAAATTGAAACTGAGCCGATCTACATCAGCGACATACTCGGCGCTATTGGATTGGGAGCTGTTGTCCTGCTGGTGGTGTTTTTGCCAGAGATAGTGGAGGTGATGAAATGAGAGCGCGTTTCCTACTCACTAGCTCCGGCTGGTACTGCTCGCATACTACAGACCTTGAATGGTTACCAAATGTAGTTTCATACAAACACGCCAAAATCCTATGGCTTAACGTATCTAAACAGCCGCCAGTTCATAGATTCTGCAAGCGGCCTCACCATTACTTATAAGGACTTATCATGATGCGCGACCAATACAAACTTAAGATGCTCCGTATGCTGCGGCAGGAATCGCAGGCCCACATGCGGGCAAGGCTAAAACGCAGGATGACGCAGGATGCCTACAAGAACCGATTTACTGCAATGATGATACAAGCAAATAAAATTTAAGGAGACTACGGAATGAACTTGTACCAAAAAATAAACGAAGTCAGAAAAGCCATCAACTACATCAAAAAGGACAAGTCTGTATCGACAGGATCAAGTTCGTATAAAGCCGTTACTCACGACCAAGTAACCGGCATGGTCAGGCCGTCAATGATTGAGCAAGGTATTGTCTGTTATCCAGTGCTTGTTTCCAGCTTGATGAACCCAAAAGAAGTAAACGCCAACATGGAAACCGCAAAGCAGGCAAGGTATGAGGCAACTTACGACTTCGTTTTTGTTAATGCTGATGAGCCGAGTGAGGCTATCACGATTCGCATCGAATCTCACGCAATGGACAATGCAGATAAAGCGCCGGGGAAAGCTCTATCGTACGCTAAAAAGTACGCCATCCTTAAACTGTTTGAGATCGAGACCGGCGAAGATGAAGAAAGCCGCTATCAGCCAGAGGGAATGAGCGAGGACAAAATAGAGCTTTGGATTGCCAAAATCAAACTTGCAGAGGGCGAAGAAAAGAAAGCATTATTCAAACAAGCTGCAAATGATTGCAAGGCGCTAAACGATGTTGATGCTTTTAACAGAATTAAAGGGGGTGCGGTATGACTTTAGTTCAAGGAACGCCGGAATGGTTCGCGGCAAGGCGCGGCAATGCCAGCGCGTCAAGAATCGCAGACATTATCGCCAAAACAAAATCTGGCTATTCTGCAAGCCGTGAAAACTACTTAACAGAGCTGGTGCTTGAAAGGTTCGGCATTGAGCCTGAGGGATTTACAAGTGCCGCGATGGAGTGGGGAACGCAAACCGAACCGCTGGCAAGATTGGCACACGAGGCCAATAGCGGGAATATGGTGCTTGAAGTAGGGTATATTCTACATCCTAGAATCGCTCACTCAGGCGCAAGTCCAGACGGTATGACCGGCGACGGATTACTTGAGATTAAATGCCCGAACACAAAAACTCATTTTGAGTATCTTTTGTCCGAAGAAGTGCCGCAAAAATACAAGCCGCAAATGGCATGGCAGATGGCCTGCACGGGGTGCGATTGGGTGGACTTTGTCAGCTTCGACCCAAGAGCGCCAGAAGGTCTGCAATACTTCTGCAAGCGGTACGATAGGGATGATGACTATATCGCCATGCTTGAGGGCGAAGTCGTTGAGTTCTTGAAAGAGGTTGATTTGAAATTTGAGCAGTTATCCAAAAAACTAAATGAATTGAAAGGTAAACAATGAATATCATCGCTTTTACGGGCAACATCGGCAAAGACTGCGAGACCAGGTACACTCAGGCGGGAGATCCGATCACATCATTTTCCGCAGCTCTCACTTCCGGCTATGGCGAAAAAAAAGTAACCACATGGCTTAACTGCTCGCTATTCGGTAAACGCGGGGAATCTCTCGCGCCATACCTCAAGAAAGGCGCACAGGTAGCGATTACAGGCGAGTTTACAGCGCGGCAATATCAAAGCAAGGACGGAGCCGAGAAAATGAGCCTAGACGTCAGGGTGAATGATGTTACATTGATTGGCGGCAAGCAAGATGCAACGCCGCAACGTCAAGCCGAGAAACCGACAACAGAAATGATTGCGTGTCAGTCATGGTTCAATTATCCGCATTAAGGACATATTGTCTAATTTATAATATCTATTGATAGTTGGATGTTAATAGTCAAAATGGAGTATCGTCAAAATCGTCAAAACTTCCAGCCGGTTCATGCCGTATCACTCATTATCTGTGTAACGCTCGCTGGAACGCGCATTATCGACTGGATACATGGGCCGAAGGTTGCGGCATGCACAATTACTTTCAGCGATGCTGGCGGGAATAGGCATCAATTTATAGGGAAAGGTGAGGTGTGGTGATGAGAACTGAATACGATAAGGAGTTAAATAAATGACAACACCACACAAATGGGCGGCTGAGATACACGCTATGGCAGATGGGAAAGAGGTTGAGGGCCTTATTGGAGACTGGTATCCAGCAACTGCCGCCATAAACCCTTTAACCCGCCCAGACCTTAAATGGCGCATCGTGCCAGAAAAGAAAATGCTACGGTATCGGGTAGCAAAGATGAAAGGCTGCGACATGTTCTGGTTAGAAAGTGCTGACAGCGAAGAAGGCGCAAGAAACATACAAAAATCAGCCGCTTTTGTCGAATGGCTACACGACTGGCAAGAAGTGGAGATGGAGTGATGGCTGAACACAAGCACGCTGATGTGATACACGCTATTGCTGACGGGAAAGAGGTTGAGGGATTTGATGAAATAACCAATGAGTGGTTCCCTTTAGGATACAACTTCAGAACGCCAGTAACATTTGAACACCTTGAATGGCGCATCAAGCCAGAAAA